ACAATTCCGATGCCCGTAGCGAGCGGTACCATAATGAATGACGTAGACTCAAACGCTGCCGCCATGACTGACGCAGAGTCCGCGATCACAATCAGGGCTGGTGATAGCCGATCACCGATTGTAATCAGCAATGCGTCGAATGCGCTTTTCGCTCGCTCGGTCGCACCACCCAGCCCCGCGTCCATAATATCGGCGGCTTTCTTCGCTGCCCCGTCTGCCTCTCGCAGTGCTTCCGCTAATTCTTTTGCTCCGGCTGCCGACTTGCCCAACGCGGAACCCGCTGTGACGCCGAGCAACCCGAACGCATCCGACAGCGCGGCCATTCTCTCGGGGCCGCTCATCTTTTTAAGTGACTTGCCCAGGTCTTCCAGATTGTCCAGCAGTGGGCGGGCTTCGCCTGCCATGTCAGTAAATGCAAAGCCGAAGATTTTTTTCATCTTTTCCGCTTCGGCACCCGTTTTGACAGCGAGGCGGCGGATTGCCGTGCCTGCCATCGTGCCCTGTATGCCGATATTACCGAGCATGCCAACCGCTGCCGCTGTGTCTTCCAGACTCACGCCGAGGTCAGCCGCTGCAGGTCCAGCAAACTTCATCGCCTCGCCCAGTTGTTCCACCGTGTTGAACGTGCTGTTTGCTGTCATCGTCAACACGTCGGCAACGTGTGCAGCGTCCGTGGCTTCCAGGCTGAACTGGCGGATTGTCGAACCGAGAATACCCGCTGCCTGCTCCGCTTCCGTGCCCGTGGCTCGTGCAAGATTCAGCACCGCGCCCGTCATATCGTTAATGTCGTCTGGCTCAAATCCAGCACGCCCCAGAGTCGTCATCAGCTTTGCCACTTCCGCCGCTGTGAACGTGGTTGTTGCTCCGAGCTTTTTCGCCTCTGCCGTCATTGCCGCGAACTCTGCAGGCATCGCTTGAGTCGTCGCCAGTGTCGCCCGCATTGCGTCGTCAAACTCAATGAACTTCTTAGCCGCCAGAAGCCCAACGGCAGCGCCCGCAGCAACGGCGGCGGCTGAGAATCCAACAAGCTGCTTCTGAGCCTTTGTCATGCTCTTCGTGAAATTTGACGTGTTAGCGTTGAGGCTAACAACCAGTGAGCCGAGACTCGCCATCGTTACCCCTTCAACGTGTCAAAAATGTGTTGGAATCCCTGCATCTGTTTCTGTTCCTTCGGCTCGTATTTCATCCAGGGCATGTAGAGTTCTGCGTCAACATCTCCAGCCTTTTCGCCTGCCATGTATGTGGCTAGCTGAAACGAAATCAAACCGAGTGCCCGCGATGCGTAACCAATCGGCTCGATTTCATCTTTTGCGCACCATTCCGCAAATATCTCCGGCGTCATGCGGTCAAGCATGCCGTCAACGTCTGTTGTACCTTCCACAAATTCAGCGAGCCGAAACGCTGTCAGTCTTGCTCGGCTTCGTCCGAGTTTTTTGCCAGTGCTTCGGGATCCGCCCCGCCGTTCAATCTGTCAGCCACTTTTACGATTCGCTCAACAATGTGAGCGGGCCACTCGGAAATGACTTTTATATCTTCAGTGCTGAAGATTCGCCCGCCCGCTTCATCGCGAACACTGCCAACGACGGTGCGTTCTTTCTGAACTTTTACCTTTGTTCGTGAGACGCCGGTGAACTCCTTGTTCATCATCGCCGCGTCGTGTTCGTTCTTTTCCTTTGCGGTCCACCCGTGAACCCACACCGTTACCCCTTCGCCCCATTCAGGCATGGGAACCTCTTCGCGGGAAATTGGGACAGGCGTCATAAACGTGGCGCGGTCAATCTTCGTCATCGTCATCGTCGTCTTCGTCCTCGTCTGGTTTAATGTAGTTCGGGCCTGGGATGTCGTTTCCTTCAGTGTCGTAACCTAGGATTTCGCCGTCAAAATACCTCTGGTAGTCTTCCGGCTGAATCCCCGCATTCAGTGCGCCGTTGTGCAGCTTCGCCCGCTCGAAATCTTTAGTGGTGATGGCAGCTTTCAATCTGCACTCGTCGTCCGCTGGTTCCGCTGCACCGTTCCGTACCAGCTTATACGCTCCGGGGTGATCTTCAATCGTCCCCGCAGGCCAGACGTGCTGCCCTATAAGCGGCCCATCCTCACGGATAATGCACCCTGGCAGATGCCAGAATTCCTTACGCGGTTCCGTCACGTCATACAGATATTTGCACTTCACGAGTCAAACTCCTTACGTATCATGAGCCATTAGCCCGGTTAGCTTCAGGCTGACCGATGCCTTGACGCCGTCATCCATTGCCACGTCAGCGCCGAACCCGACACCCGCAGCCGTGAATGTAACTTCTGTCGTCGCGCCAGTCCAAACAAGAGAACCCGTGATATCCGCCGGTGCGGCAATCGTGTCCGTGAAAACTTGGTGACCTGCAAGGCTGGAATCAAAAAAGCAGGAAAACTCAAGCGAGCCACCTTCAGAATATCCAGTCGCCGCATAGGTCTTCCCCACGCCACCATCCAAGGTTGTGGAATCGTACGTTTCAGATTCCTGTCCACTCATACTGATGTCGAGAACCTGAGCCACAGCCGCCAGGGTAGTGGTCGCCCCGGACGTTTTCAAAATTGTTCCTTTACCTATCATTAACGACATAACTCAGCCTCCTTTAAGCTGGGACATATTGAATCGTCACGTCAAGTAAAACGACGTGAACGCCTTTGTCAGAACCGTCTACGGGCGGCTCGTAATCTGTGCTTTCGTCATTCATTAAAACCGCGTCAATTGTCTGGCTTCCCGCAGTGCCGCTGGCGTCATCCATAAACACACGAACGGCATCCCCGAGCGTTTCCGCGCCAACGCTTCTGTCGTCTTTACAGTCGATGTCAAAGTCAACAAACCTCAGCCCTGTTGTCCCGTCGAGTGTTTGATTTTCGTTTGATCCGATTTGCGTTATCACAATGTGCGGCAACGTTGCCCCCTGTGGCGCTTTGCTCACGTAGATCCGCGTACTGACGATTGCGGATATCGTGGCTTCGTTCGCCAGTAGTGAGACTAGACCGCTTTTCATATCTTCGCTGCTTCTTTCAGTAACTGCCGGGAGACTTCTTTCGCCATCGCTGTTTTAATTGCGCCTCTAGCAGACATTGACGCCTTCATTGCCATTCCGTCCATCATCGCCCGCGTGCCGCCGAGGTTCACGCCCTTTCGGTTGACTCTGTTTTTTGTTCCTATTACCCACCAGTGAAAGTTCCCGGCACCGATGCCTGCCCCGCGTTTGTTCCCGATTCGTTTCGCCTTGTGTTCTTCAGCCAGTTTTTTCCGCTTTGCCTTTTTCATTCCGACACCAACCCCCGCCTTTGATTGCGGCTTAACGGTGTTCTTCCTGTACTTGCTCGCCTTGTGCCCTTTTGTAGCCTTCCAGCCGATACCCTTTCTGGCATTTTTGAATCTTGGTGGCACGTCCTTTTTTATCGCCTTCGCCACCACCTGAACGCTTTTCCTGACTCCCGCGTGAGCGATCCTGTCAGCAGCTTTGCCGCCTAATTCTTTGAGTTTGCGGTCCAGCTTTTTATCACCGTAGATGCTCTTTGCCATCACACCGCCCGTTTCGTCTGTATCTCCACCTCCTTGTGTGCCAGGTCAATATCAATCACGCTCAGAATCTCGTAGGTCACAGACTCAGAAACCAACTGCATTGCAGGCGTAGCCGCTGCGAGCGTCTTTGAATATGGACACAGCCAGACGTGTGACACGTCTGCACTGACCTGATCCACCTTCCAAAATTCCCGCCCGCCTTTCGACTTCACCGATGCAAAACTGATGTCGTATTGTGTCCAGTTGCTTGCGTCGGTGTTGTCTTCAAATCCGTGAGCGTCAGCCGTCGCCGATAGACTTTTGATCACCACCTTCCTGTCGTATTGGGCGATACACGTCATCAAACAGACTTCCAATAACCAGACCAGGCAATCGTATTCACCAGATTTTTGTACTTCGCACCGTCGCCGCTGCAGTCGCCCCAGTGCATCCGGCACCATTCAACGATTGCCAACTTCGCCTCAACCGGCACCGTTGCCGCCGTGGCGTATCCTGCCACAAATGTGACTGTGACCGCTGACGGATATCGCGGTTCTGTATCTTCCCATGATTGATCGTCAAGTAGTACGATCCGTGCCGGCTGTCCGTTCAATTCCGTTCGATACAACGCAGAACTGAACGTCTGAGACGCTACGTCCTCATCGATGTAGGCAATACTCGTCACGCTAGTGACCGGCAGTTGCCGCAGTTCGATCACGTCACCGCTGGGGAAGTCATCCAGTTGCAGAGTCAGCGTCTGCGTCATCAGTTTCGTGTGTGTGTCGTACTCGACCTGCTTCCGCGCCGCCGTCAGCATCTGCCCGAGTTCCGTGTCAAAGTCGCACGTTGTGACTCGTAGCCGATCCTTCAATTCATTCAGCGTCAGCGGTTCCGCCGTTGGTTCGACGGTTACCGTGTACGTTGCGTTTAGATTTGGTTCGACGGCTGCCACGTTTTGCCACCCATTCTGCGGTGCCATGATCGACTAAGGTCTGCATGACGCCCGGCGTTAAATTGCTGTTCAGGTCGCCTTTACTGCGGCCCTGCCACGGTCTTAGGAATCGGATTGTCTTTGATTCAGATGCTTGCTTCGCCATTCTGCTATGTACTCGTGTTTGGGTTGAAGTTCCTCGTCAAATACCGCCACCGTCTCTTCTAAATGGCCGATGCTAACAGACGGTGCCACGTATATTTTTTTGCCGGCCAGTCGCCACTGATGCCAGAACCAGATATCGTCATCGAGTCGATTGTCGCCGTACTCCCCGTCTTTGTCTGGCTGAGAATAGAACCACGGTTTTGGAACGTCCTTCAGTGCGTCAACGCGGATCAGCGTCAGCCCAAAGTGTGCGGTTGTTACGAGTAGCGGGTCGAGTGATCCAAGTTGTGCTTCCTGCTTGCCGCCAATCGTCAACAGCGGGAATTTCTTACCGCGTCGGCATTGTAGAGCCGCCATTGCGTCCGCTTCAGGATGCTGCCCGAACACGTCGAACAGATCGGAAACGTGCTGTTCGTTGAACAGCGAGTCGGAATCGAGCGATAGAATCCAGTCAACGCCCTGATCAATCGCATCGTTAAACATGCGCTGCATGCACTGGCCCCAGAACACGCCCTGCGACGTGGCAAGCCCGATGCCGAGCTTTCGGAGTGCGGTTTCTGCGATTGAACGTGACGCGACGGCTTCGTACCTTGGCAACGTCATGTATGCCGCGATCTTCACGTCTGATAGTTTCGCGGTTTCGCGGTCTGGATGCGGTGTCCCAATCGCTGGGATATCTGCCGCTTTCGCTGCCGGCTTAATTCCTTGCAGGTTCAAGCTGACCGGATGCCCTGACGTGTCCAGTCCGTCAGATTCCCATTCTTCGACGTGTTCCAGTCCAGCCTGCTCCAGCGTCTGCCGCAGTCGGTGACGGTCATACGCGGACTTGTGGAAGTCGTTGTCGTCGGTCTGGCCGCCCATCAAGTAGAATAGTCGGTTTTTATCGCCGCCGGCCAGGCACTTATCAACGTCTGGCACTGCAATCCGCAACCGTCCGCCCGGTTCCAGAACTCGCACCCAGTCCTCAAGAGCGGTGAACGCATCCTTAAAACTGAAGTGTTCCAGAACGTGACTCGCACGAATCTCGCTGACTGAGTTCGTTTCGTATTTTAGCGGGTAGGCTTCATCGCCGAACATACGATCAATCGGAGTGAATCCGGGAATCTTTGTTTTGCCTGCACCGATGTTGAGTTTAACCGCCTGCATTGTTGAGTTCTGCCGTTTCTATAAAAAGTGCGTTGCAATGTGTTGTCGCCACTAACGAGTAACCTTTGTCTGCTCCGAGTTCTGCGATTGCGTCGAGTCCTGCCTGATGATGGTGATCGGCTCCCCGTTCAGGGGCTGGTTCATCCGCTTTAGGCGGGAATATCTCAACCAGCATGATTCGCGGTCTGACTTTTCGGAGGTCATGCCAGAGCCAGTAATCCTGTCCGTCAATATCGATGATGCCGAGGTCAGGAGCATGATTGATCCCCGTGGTTCCAAGTGTCGCGTCCAGATCGGTACACGTTTCGTGAATACAAATTGACGTTGTGCCAAACTCGCTGTTCAGTTTCTCGTATTGCTCGTGGCCCGCTTCGATCAGAACCGCTCGCCATCCGTCTTCTCGCAGTCGTAAAGTGTTGGAGAAGAACCGACCGTCAGCCGCTCCGATTTCAAAGCAGTGACGGTTGGTTTCTCCTATCTTCTCCAGGCATGCAGCAATCAAACCATCCTCACCGAATTGCGTGTAGGTATTGCTCGCACGGTCGCGGAGCCAGTCACGTTTCGGTTCGTATTTAATTGAAGCCACCCGGTTAATTCCTTACACGTACACCGTGACATCGCTGCCGCCGGATTCGTGCTGACGCCCGAGCGTTGCAACAGCGCCAAGCGTCACGTCATCGTTCGTCGTTGTCTCCGTCGAAACCGACAGGCGAAGATATCTTTTCCCGCCGCGAAGATCGACACCATAGCTAACGCTGGCAGCGTCGGTGATATCCTCTGCCGTGCGGTCAGCGACCACAGTGGCAAAGTTCGTCACAACCGTATCGTCGCTGCTGAGCAGTGACAACGACGGCCCGATGGCGTTCGTGTTGATCTCGCTCGCCAGTGCGATGCGGATCGTGGCATAGCTCGCTCCGAGCGTGTCCAGATTCGCCGTTACGGTCGCTGAGTTCGTCATTGCCTGTGGAGCAATGAGTACGCTGTCAGCGTCCAGTCTTGGTTGAAGTGGCATTGTTCAGTCTCCAGAATTTATGTTGAAAGATGCCGAGCGGAAAAGCCCGCTCGGCGGTTCGTGGTTTTCAGTCGGTTACGATCCAGCCATCTGCAAGCCGCAAATCGGTCCAGCGACGGAATCAGTACCGAAGTCGTGGACGTTGATATCGAATCGCTGCGTGCCCTTCACGCCGATCTGGTCACGTTCCCACATTGACTGGCCGCCAACGCTGGCAGAGTCGCTGAAGGAAATTGATTCCATTCGACGATCACCGAAACTGGCACCCTGTGCAAAGTTACCGAACACAACCGGAATCTGATCGTTTGCTTCAGTACTTGGGAACACCTGCGAAATTACAACGGGATACCCGAGGAACTCGCGAATACCAGCGGCAGCCAGCACGGCTGAAGTGTTGCCACCGGCAGCATTCATCAGGCTTTGCATCACAGTGTGATAGAACGTCTTGTGACAGATCCATGAGACCTGCCCCGGAACGTCCGCATACTGCGGCAGAGCACCGACAACGCTTTCAAAGTTCGCCAACGTCAACTCAGAGTAGGCGTTGCCCGCTCCGAGAATCAGACCGGGAGCAGTTCCCGCCGTCAGCGTATCCAGTTGCGTACGAACGCCACTGATTCCGCCATCGGTTGAAATGCCCGTTCCGCCGAACGCCACGCTGTCTTCCTTGTTACTGAATGCGTAGCTGATTTCGCCAGCGAGTTCGTTACCGAAATCGATCACGGAATCCTCATTCAATTCAGCGCTCATTCGAGTAATAGCCATCAGCTTTTTCGCGGTCAGACTCACCTGGTCGTAGGAGGCGTCAGACTCAGTCCCGGCAGAGTTCTCGCCGACAAAGTACGAAGTCAGGCCACCTGTTCGGCGTGGATCTGTCCGCGTATCACTCGACATGGTCCGCATCTTAAACACGCTGCGAGCAACGCCGTACAGTTCCCGGAGCTTAATCAGGTCCATGCCGAATTCATCCGGGACGAATACGTGCGAACCGCTCGTGTCGCTGCCGCCTTCGCCGTGTACCATTGTCGGCGCGAAGCCGAACTGATCACGGGAAAAGGCCAGAGCATGGTTAAACTGAAACTTGCCAGGCATGTCTGCGGACAGTTTTGCCATGCAATACTGACCGAAACGATATGCTCGTTCTTGAGCAGTCACGCCGTCGACAGTGTCGGTGAAGTTCGTTATCTTGCCGTGCCGCAGGACGCGGGCTGGCAGTTTGGTTGACGCTGTTGGCTCACCCGCTGGCGTTGCCGCCGGATGAATGCCGCGAGCATCGCCGATTTCCGCCGAACGGTCAGCGAACGCCTGCACGGCTTCGAATCGGACAGCATTTGCCGCCTGAGTCTCAACCAGTGCGGTCAGTTCTTCATCAGCCAGCTTTGCCTGTGCTGTGAAGTCGTCAATCTGTGCGTTGACTTCATCGGTCAGCGTTTCGGGCTTGTCCTGCCCGGTTTCAATTAAGGCTTTCGCCTCTCCCAGAAGCCCATCGCGTTTTGCGTTGAGTTCTTCCAGTTGTGCCTTGAGTGACATGGTTGGTTCCTTGCTTGTGTTGAGCGTCGGAACCAAACGAAATAACGCCAGCGGCTCCGACAGTTGTAAATAACTGTAGAACGGTTGGCGCTTGTCTTTGCAGCGTCTCGCGTCGGTCGGTCGCGGTTGCCTGTCTGTGCGGCGTCGTCGCGTCCTGTGAATTGTCAGGTCAAACTTTAGCGTACCTGCGACGGCTTTGTCAAACCGATTTCAAACGCCGCGATCTTCCGACGCTGCAACGCTGCCGACATTCCCGGCAATGCCGCGTCAGTTTTTGCCGCTGCCTGTTTCTTTTTCCCGTGTGAAATGACTTCGTCAACGTAGCCTGCGGCCAGTGCTTCGGCAGCGGAAAACCGAGTGCCGTCACCGTGCGGCCCCATTAGTTGCTCTTTGACTTTTGCCACGCTTTGCCCGGATGCCTCCGCGTAGAGTTGTTCCAGATCCGTATCAAGCCCAACGAGTTCAGACAGTGCCCGTTCCAAGTCAGCCTGGTGGCCCATCGCCATGATCATTGCGTAATGTGGCTGGAACGCTGCCCCCTGATAACATCGGACGTTATCGCAGGCGATAACGGCTAGAGACGCGGCGGAACCTGCCAGCCCCTCAATCGTGCCCGTTGTTGGTCCGTCGTGAGACTTAATGGCGTTAAATATCGCCACGCCGTCATAAGCTAAACCGCCGGGACTGTTGACTCTCAGATTCACCGCTTTTCCGGCGTTGTCGGCCAGTAGCCGAGCCACTGACTGTGAATCCGTGCCGTCGAACATATCACCGATGACGCCATGCAGAAAGATATCGACCGAGTCGCCATGTACGGCACATTCTACCGCCATCTGATGCGGTCTCATTTGTGCGAGTGTCTCGCCCGTTGGTGCCAGGCAGTGCAGTTGCGTTATCATTTCACCGTCTCCATTAAATCAGTTGTAAGCGTCACTGCCCTATCATCCCACGTCGCCACGAGGTCTGCGACATTCCCGGACAACGTCGCAGGCATTGAAGAACCGGCGACATTGAGAAGCTGCCGTTTTGATTCGTCGGCATGTTTTGACTTTGCGGCGATAGCGTCCGCGCCCTGCATGCCCGTAATCGATTCCGCAGCCCATTGGTCGTAGAACCCGTCCAGCCAGTCGCAGAAGTTCGTTTCGTGCTTCGCGGCTGTCGTCACTTTTCGCTGCTCAAATTGTAGCGAGCTCGTCACGTTACTGTGCAGAATCGCCCGCAGCGTGTCCCCTGTTGCGTCCGAGTCATCAGAAGAATCGTTCTCTGAATCGTCGGTTTCTTCTGTGGGTGGCGTCTCCATTGCCTCCGGTTCCTCTCCGATTTCCAGCCAGTTCGCGGGATGGTATCGCTTGTCACCATCCTCGCCGACGTCTGGCATGTTCAACAGTTTACGGGATTCGTTCACCGTCAGCATCCCGATTTCGACCTGCTTCGCGATGCCGTTTATTTTCTTCTCAAACTCCATTTTTACCGCAGCTTCAGAATTGAATTCAATAAAGTGCGTGCCGCGTTCCTGCTCGCGTTCAGAAAGTAGCTTCCGCTCTAGTTCGTCTTCCCACGTATCGAGCCACGGCCTCAGCGAGTGATCCAGAAACGATTGATTCTCTGATTCCAGCGAGTTGTGGCTGGTCCGTGTCGCGTCTCCCAGGAGATGCGGCGGAACTCCGAGGATATTCGCCACGACGGCCCTGACTTCAAAGTCGCGAGTCTCGTTGAACTGCCCGGCGTTCGGATCTATCGACGTTGGGATAAATTTCGCCCCGTCCTGCAACAGTGCCACCTTGTGGGCCTTCTGCATTCCCTCCGCCATCTTCGACCAGGCTTGCATCGTGTTGCGGATTTTTTCCTCGTCAAAATGGCCGGGAACTGCCAATATTCCGCCCATGTTGGCACCTTGTCCGAAGAACCGCGAGCCGAATTGCTGTGCAGCAATGCCAAGCCCTATAGCCTCATTGAACGTGTCCAGCGCGGAGTATCCAACGATCCCGTCGTGAGACAATCCGGCAATGTGCAGGACGTCACGGCCTGGGAATTTCTTCTGTTCGCCGCCGATGGTCGTGCAGTACCACAATTCACCGTCAACGAACCGAACCAGCATCTGCTGCGGATCCATGATCCACATCGCAACCGGCTTGCCTGTGTTCATTGGTCCCGCACGCTCGATCCATGCAAAACCGTTGCCGAAGATCAGAGCGTGCCCCTGCATCGTCTTCTGGAACTGCCGTGCGTGCTGAATCGGTGACGCAAGCCGCCTTATGAGCTTCTGCGCGGGATGCTGCTTCGCTATCACCCGATCCTCGCCGTCCTCGCGGCGGAAGACGTCAATCGGCAGACCTGAGACACCATTTGCCAGCAGATTCACCCCACGCCAGAACGCTGGGTAACCGACAACACTTTTATGATTCACCTTCACGCCGGCCAGTGATTCACGGCCAGAATTAAAAGTCTGGTGCCAGCGGTCAGCGTCCCGCAGATTGATCGCTTGCGGTTGCTCTTGTGGCATCGCAGCGACGGCTATTGTGCAACCGTATTCCATAATTCGAACTCCTTAGAACAAGACGACCCCGCCGCCCTCTGTGCTATACACGCTCGTGTCTGATCCGTAGTGGATCAGCAAGCCGAGGCCCATTAACATTGCACAGATTCCGTCAATCTTCTCTGCTGACTTGCCTTTGTCCGGTCGTATGTTCCCACTCGGGTCTTCCTTGTGGGCGACGTTCGACGCCATCCACCTCAGAACCTCGTTTCCGTCGTGGTGTATCTTACCCGTAGCGAGCATCGAGAGCAATTTCTTGAATGGTTCGTTATACGTGCCGAACGTCTGCGGCATCTTCAGCAGGACGTGGTCCGGGATGCCGTTTTCCTTCAACAGTTGAGTTACACCGCTGGCGTTCCACGGATCGAAGCCAATGTGCCGCACGTCAAACGGTTTGCTGATCTCCGTGATACGATCCGATAGATATCGGATGTCCACCTCGTTGCCGTCCGTCACCTCAACGCTGCCACGCTCGGCAAAGTGCCGAATCAGCCGCTGGTCGTTCCCTGCCCGTCTGCTCACGTTCGCTTCCGGGATCCAGAACCACGGCATGACCGTTGCCCCGCCATCGTCCTCCGGGAATAGCAGAGCGTATGCTGTCACGTCACGAGTCGATGACAGGTCCAGTCCCGCGTAGCACGTCCGCCCGTGATAGTCCTCCGGGGTAAATTCTGTCTTGCAATCGTCCCACGCTGCCATTTGAATGATACGGCTTTCCTGCTCCGTCCACTGATTCAAATGGAGCCGCCGGAATCCGTTTTCCAGTGCCGGAATCTCCTGGGCTTTCGTGCATTCGCCCCGCAGGAAATCCCGCTTCAATGACACGTCGAGACACGGATTGGCTTTTTCCCATACCGCTTCTGATGTCCAATCGTCCTCCGGTTCTGCCGAATACAACGCCGGCAGATATCGCTCATCGAGTGAAGGATTCGCCTCAACTGCTCTGGCGTATTGGTGCTGCTCCCAGCATATCGACGACCGATCATGCCCGGCTGTCGTGATGCTAAAAAACAACGGCTGATCACGCGCACCGAATCCAGTCTGAAACGCTTCCCACAGTTCCCGGTTCGGCTGCTCGTGGAGTTCGTCAAAGATGACACAATGCGGATTCGTCCCGTGTATCGCACCGGCTTCACTGCTGCATGCCTGAAAAAACCCGTCTTTCGTCACTAGCCGTTTTTTGCTGTCGAGCCGCTTCGCCAATGCTTTCATGTGCGGATTGTTGGTGACCATCTTTGCTGCGATCTCGTAAACCAAGCCCGCCTGATCTCGCGTTGTTGCGGCTGAGTAAACCTCTGAGCCAATCTCATCGTCGACCAGCAGCATGTAAAGCAGGATGCCTGCGGCCAGCGTCGTCTTCCCGTTCTTCCGAGGAATTTCACAGTACACGTATCGATACCGCCGAAGTCCCGTTTCCTTATCCTTCCAGCCGAACAGCTTACCGACAAGGTCAGACTGCCACGGTTGCAGTTCAAACGCACCGGACCTGCCCTTGACGTGCGTCAGCATCATCGGGAAAAAGTCGCACGCCCGCTTTGCTTCGTCGTCGTCGAAGTACCATCTATCCGAAGAATCGTTTCGCTTGCCCATCCTGTTCAGTTTCCTCCGTGATTACCAATCGGGTCCGGCTGGCTGGCGTCATGCCGAATTCGCAAAGCAGCTTGTGACATAGTGCCGCGTATGCCCGGTGAGCCTTGCCCGCTGGGTGTTCTGCAATTCCCTTTTCCGTGGTGATGTAGTGGCCCTGATCCTTCAGCGTCGTGATACATTCCCGCCATTTCTGATACGCATCGCAATACTGCTCCAGGCTGGATCGCTCTGCTTGTGACAACACTTTGAGAATGACCAGTTCTGAGCAAATCCGCTTCCACTCTTTTCGGGCTTCGCCCTTTAGATACGTCGGACACTTCGGAGCCGCAACCGCCGGCGTTGATGGTGACTTCGGTCGCCGCTGCGGATCTTTGTCATAGTCGCCGTCGTGCATTTTTAGTGCGTGCGGTTTTGCGGGTTTACCTCTGCCGGCAGGCATGATTTTCTCCTTCAATCATTTTGATTCACGCACCATAATCCGCCGAGCGATGCCGCCCGGCTATTGTCCTTTTGATAACTCGGCAAATAACGCGGAAAAAAGCGAGCGGG